CGACAAACTCGCGAACGTCCGTAGGTGGTTTATTTGATCGAACCGGCAAGCCGTCCCCTAGCTCACCGGAAGCCCGGCGCCTTTCAAGGTCTTCAAACGCTTTGTTCATCTGCTCGCAAATCTCCTCCGCGGTTGCCGGCTTGTCTCCGCGGGTGAATTTGAAGTTCACCAACTTGCGCGATGGATCGCCAAATAGACGATCCATCAGCTTGGTTTGCTCCGGCCCCATCACGCAGCCCAACTCAGATCGCGAGCGAACTCGTTGACCTTGTCGCGCAACTCTTCAATCGTGCCGCTGTTGTCGATTACCGCGGCCGGGTTCTTTGGCTTGAACTGCTCCGACACATGATCGCTGTTGATGCCGCCTCGCCCGACAAGCTGCAGCACCACACCGCCCCGCAGCACAATCGCGGCCTCTTCGTTGTCGTGGCGAAGGTCGTCGAAAAGCAGGTTCTCTGCTTCGCTCTTCGCCCCGAACTCGATATCAACCCAAAAGTCTTCGCCGCCGAACTCCCTGCCCCACTGGCCAATGCCCTGCATGAACTCACGCGGAGACTTGTTGTTCAGGTACGGAGATGGCAGTTCTTTTAGATCGCCTTCAACATATCGTTCGATGTCCTCAACGCCCTGATACCTCAACAGAGCGCGAAACATTTCCTTCAAAGCGTTGGCGAACTTGCCGCGGGTAAATCCGCGCTCCAACAGAACGTCTGCCGTGGTGCCCTTGCCGCTGCCTGCCTCGCCAGCGATTCCGATAATCATAGATACATCACTTTCAAATCAAGAGCCTCTGCAACTGCCTTCTCCGCAATCGCGCCTTTGCTGGTCGTCCAGTTCGGTAGCAACGCAACGGCTTCGGCGTGGCTGCAGACGAACTCTAAATCCTTGCCGAACACTAGTCGGCCATCAATTCCAGCTATTGCCTCGTCGCCAGAGGGATTGTCGCGATAGATACCCGGGCCGTAAATCTTCTCCGCGCTCTCTACCGGATTGAACACCTCGTGACCTTCAGCGCGTAGCTTGGCCGTCGCGTCATTGAATGCCTGATAGCCGAAATATGGCAAACCACGCATTTTGCCAGCAACGTAAATCTTCATGTCACCACTTCTTTCCGTTCGCAGCCATACGAGCTTCGCGGGTGTGATCTTTGCGAGTGGCGTTGTACGCCATCTTTTCATGAACCGCGCCGTCAAGGTCTAGGCCGTTGTCGCCGGCATAGTCGAAGATTCGAATGAGAGCGTCCGCCAACTCGACTTCAACTCCCTTGCGATGCGGCAAGTGATCGTCCATCAAGTTTTTGCGTTCGGCCTCGAATGCCTCCGATAGCTCCGAATGCATCAGTGCGAAGCGTTCACCCTTATTGAGAGTTAGCGGCTCGCCTGTCTCAAGATTGGTGTAGAAGTGGGACGCAGCGGCCCGGCAATGTCGGGCCAGATCGTTGAGGGGAGTCGACGATGTAACTTGGAACACCGGCATCATTGCCCCGCCCTCACGCGTCCGGAGATATGCTCAATAGCGTCCTGAACGTCATACGTGACCAACGTTGCAAAGTTGTACATCACGTCATAGCGCTCCGGCTCCTCTTCCAATAGGATCACAGCCGGCACGCCACCGCGAGCCGCCCAGCCGAATTCGATATGGCCCGACCTACCGGCCGGCATGACCATAATGACGCCTTCGCTTCGAAGGATGTTGTCACGGTCCAACGCGAAAGTGTTCTGAGCCGCCCGACCGGCCAGAGCTTCCACGAACGATCGGCCGCGAATCTTCTCGTACTCAAACCAATGGTCGTCGGCCTTCTCACCCGTCCCCCACCAATCATCGAAGGCTTCGAAGCCGGCTGCTCGTACGGCGTTGCCTACTGTCGGGATGTTCTTGTTTCTCAGTGAGCCAATGATGTAGATGCACGGCTTGCGGACGTGCGCTACAGGCCACGGCTTAGCCGCAGAAACGTGCGACTGTGACGGCAATTCGGATGCGCTTAACGTGTGCGTGAAACACGGTTCTGCCTTCGTAGTCAGATCAATGGTCGTTAGCAATTTGCTTTCTCCTCTAAAGCGTTTTTCTAGTCCCAATAACCGTGCCGCAGAATGCTCCAGCCATTGCGGGTAGCAGCATCCACGGATCATTGACGTAGTTGATTGCGGCGTACCCGCTCAACGCTATGATAGCTGCGGCGTAGACACCGGCAATCATGGCGCGATGTGCCGTAATGGCCGCGGTGTACTTTGCCCACACGAGATCAAGAACGAACAAGGCCACGAACACGATTGCGCATTGAACAAGCATCAGTAATAAGCCTTCGGGTCAAAGCCATGAACGCTGCATACTTCTTCGGCCAGATGTCTAAATGCGCCGCTGTGCGTATCTGGCGTTCCGCGGCTGTCCATCTTCAATTCCTCTAGGTGAAGGTGAACCATTTCATGACTCATTTTCTCAAGAAGCGTTGAACTGTGTGCAACGGCGTTCGATGAAATTTCGATAGTGTGTCGCTTGCCGTTCCATCGGTATCGCGCGAACCACCTTCGCGAGCGCGATACCTTGAAAATGATTTCCTCAGACTCCGGCAGGCCCCACTCACTGAAAGGCGGCGTGGTCCGCAGATAGTCATATGCGGCTGCCAGCGTTTCCGGCGTGAGTGGAAGTGTCATCAATCCGAATCCCGTTCCGCCTTCAATTTTCTAGCGTGAGACAGGTTTCGCTTGCCGGTAGCGTTTAGCTTGCCGCGTCTATTCATGGACTCCAGCCACTTCAATTCGTCGTCGTTATCCCAATGATCTTCAATATCGTCATCGTCAAACATGCTAGGCAGCCTTCTCAAATGTCTCTGCTAAATTGTCGTTTTCCGGCTCCGGAAGGTGGCGCCATCGCTTTGAACGCTTGCGGCTGGCGTTCTCTGCCGGCGTTACCCATTCGAGGTTATTGCGCTGGCAGTCGAGCGAGTCGGAGTTGGCGTGATCTCCAATAGTGTGTTTTTCGGATGGTGGGATTTCCCCCATGCGTTCCGATAGAATCTGCTTGTGCAAGTACAGCGTCTTTGGTCGACCGTTGATCTTGGTCGACCGAGTGGCGTACATCTTGCGCCGGTGACGGTCGAATCTGTAATGCCACTTCCATTGTTGACACCAATTGTAATCCTCCGGAGAGACGACAGCGAAAATGCTGTCATCTCTCGTACACAGGTAGATTCGACACTCGCTCATTACGCGGCCTGCCATTCCTTCGGCGGGTATTGCACCCACGACGGGCGACCGTCCTTGTCCCAATCGTGGCGAATAATACGATCCGGCTTGCGATAGACAGCCCCGTCTTGATGGTAATGAGGCTCCCAATGTTCTTTAGGAAGTCCGTAAGTTCTGTTGTATTTGCTGCACACGCAACCGACTTCATAAGCATAAGGTCCGTGCGGCATTCGGTAGCCATACTGAACAGTCCAGACGCGCTCGGTCATGCTGCTACCTGTGTTTGTTTGTTGTCGTTTGCAGCGACACCACAAACGTATTCGTACCTACTTCTAGGCAGTAATTCCGTCTTGTCTTCGCGCGGCCTGCTTTTTACGCTCCACGACTTACCGGGCGTTCGGTTTGTAAAACGCCACCCGGCAGCTTTGAGAGATGTACCGGGCTCGTCTTCTCGGATAAACGTTCCGATGCGATGATAGCCCAGCGCCTTTCCTGCCCTAGCAACAGCGCCATACAGAAACGAACAAACGTGTTCTGTACCGTCAGTGCATAGCCGCGTTATTTCCAGTGAAACTCCATCGTCAAGACGCCTTGCAACCGGCCTGCCAACAATAGCAACGCCAACAACGACACCGTCTTGAACTGCAGAGATCGAAAACTTATGACCCTGCACTTTCTTGTGGTGACGGTGAAGCCTAGCAACATACTCGTTTGCTGCAGCTAGGCTTATCGTCTTGACTTGGAATTTGCTCATGCCGCCTGCCGAAGCTCTACGGGCCGGTTGTCGTTCGCCGCGAGCGCAGGCTTACCGCGGCTAGGCGGGAAGTTCTGTCTCTGCCGGCCGGTTTCGCCGTCGAAGCGATGCAGCGTTACTGACTGCATGGCGCTACCGGAGCGGTAGGCGTGGCTATGTGCGTATGAATCACGGGGCACGGGCTGCGAGAATGATTCACAAATCAGCGAACCGATTTGCTTCTTGGTCTCGTGGTGGATGTGCCCGAAGATGCACCACCGATAGAGCGAAGCGTTCCAGTATTCCGGATTGTCTTCGGCCATCATGACATACATACGGTCGGGCTTCATCGTGTGGCCGTGCGTCGCGCCAGTGTAGTTCACGCCGAACAGATGAAAGAAGTGATCGTTGTTCGCTTCGGCCGGGTCCAATTCGACTCGCGGTTCGTTGGAATAGAACATACCGAGAGCTATGTTCAGCCACATAGCCGAATTGTTGTCGTGGTTGCCCTTCAGGTTCTTTACGATGACCTTCTTGTGACGCTGTAGGGCTAGGTCAATCGTGGTGCGCAGCATGTTGACGCCAGCCCACTTTACCTTCTGATCGCGTCCGTCAACGTCAAGCTGATGGCCCGAACCTTCGGTTACGTTCTGCTGATTGTCCGCGTGGAAGAAGTCGCCAGTATTGACGATAACGGCAGTCTCTGCGGGCGGGGACCAACCGATAAGGCGCTGTAGCGTGCCCTGTACCCGGTTGATGCCGATATCAAGATTGTTTGACTCGCCGGTTTCTCTCCCGAAGGAAAGCATCCCGAAGTGAGGGTCAACGATCGGGTAGTAATTGCAAAGGTCTGCGTACGTTTCCTTCGGAGGCGGAACCAATTTCGCGTAGCCTTCGTATTGGCTGAACTCGCTTTTGATGGCTTCGCCAAGAGCGATCTGGGACGCGGCGCCGGGCATTGCCCGAATCCAGTCTTGAACCACGCGCCCGTCAGCGTCGCGCTGAACGGTCATCTTTCCAAGGAAGTGAGTCTTCGGCATTTCGAAGACTTCGCCGCGGGTTTCCTGCTTTTGTGTAATCGTCTGCCCGCCGTTCGGGGCTGTCGAAACCTTGGTGATTTCGAACCCCGGCCAAGCCGGCTTGTGGTCTAGCATCAATCCTGATGCAGCCGCCCGACGAAGCCAGCCTCTGAAGGTCGACTCCGCGACGCCTGCCGCGGTTGCGGCAGCGCGCTTAGAGCCATGCTCTCCATAAAGCCTAACGGCCTCTAGCATGTCTTCGTCGGACGGCGGCTGAATTCTCAAAACTAATCCCCTTCTCAGTGATCGAATATGTACCGATTTTAGCTACAAAAAGCAATGCCGTTCAAGCTTTAGGCGTGCGTGGCGCCCATACGCGTGAACATACCGTCGATACGGGTTCCCAAGTTGGCGATAGCGTCGACAAGCCGGTTTTCGAGCGTTACGAGATGTTTGTACGAAACATATTCTTTGGCTGTATCTTCGCGGTGCTTGGCAAGCTCAGTGGCGACGCGCTCAACCTTCAGCGTGTTGGCTGCCACGTTGATGCCGGCAATATCAGCCCGGCCGGAGGCGGCCACTGCAGTGGCCTTAACTTCAGCGATATCGTTTCCGACTGTTCGTGTGATCTTCACGACATAGCCAACGCAGGTCAAAACCAAGCCGACCGTTGCAACGATCGCGACCCAAAGTGCGACTTCCATTCTACTTCCAATTTGCTCTTAGCGACTCGTACCAACTAAGGAAGCGATTGCCGCATTTCTTCATTACGATGAATTTGACCCGATCAGACTTCCACAGCGACTCAACGTCGTATGCGGTTAGAGCCCGATCGGGGACAGTGGTAGAACTCGCCCGGAAGCACGTCTGAATGTCAGCCGGCACGGGCGGTAGTTGACTGGCAGAGTCGCTACCTGATGTTACGCACCCGCCTAGCAGCATCAACGTCAAGGCAAGCGTTGCCATTAGCCGGAGTTTCACTTGATAGCCCTTTCAATCTTTCAATCTCTTTCGCGTCCTCAATAGCGAGAGCCGCGTCCTTTTCACTCGCTGTGTTCAGCGTCGTAATTCTGCCGTTGAGCAAAGCCACCTTAATGGCCATGTCTCTTTCGATCTGCAGATTTACGCCATGCATAACGGCGCCCTGATACATGAAGCCTGCGATGGCAACCGCGATGGCTGCCAAGGCAAACTTCAAGTTCTTGAAGACGTACGCCGCTGCACCCAACGCCACGACAGCAAGCACGGTGATAATCACCAAAACCCAATGTGAGGCGAGATAGAGCAACAAAGCCGACATTACGAAACCTGCTTTCGAACCCACGTCCGAACGTCGCTAGGCCCCATGAACAACACGATTAGAATCGCGATGACCAAGAGACAGGCGAAGACGGCAACGATTGCCCAAGGGCTAGTGAGATACCCCAGCAAGCCCGTAGCGCCGCCACCCATGGCCCAACCGCTAAGGCCGCGCCATTTGCGCTTCAGCCAAGAAGCACGCGGCTCGGCGTCGCGCTCTGCGCTGTCCTGTACCTGCTGTTCCTGTTCGGCCGGTGTCGCGTCGTTGGGAACAACGGTTGTGTCAGCATCGGAACCGTTATCGGTCTGCGGGTCATCAAGAAGCGTAGCCGGCTTGTATGTATCGCCCGCGTCGCAGAACTCAAAATGCATCGGGTCTGTGCGATTTTTGTAATTTCCGCCCCAGCGAGCGCCCTGCCGCTTGAACGCATCAATCACCGGCTGCGGAATGTTACCGTGGCCAGCGCCGAATCCGTTGGCATCCGCATTGATATCGATCGCAGCGCCGTAGGCGTGGTTTGACCACTTGGTGGTGCTGCCTCGAATGAAGCGGGGGTTGTAAGCGCCGTTGTATTTGGAGATGCCAAGCGCATCAATCTTCTCTTGGTCCTTGCCGTAGTGTTCCCAAATCTCAGTGAGAGCAGCAAGCAACGCAGAGGCTGCCTTCTTGTGAAACTTGATAGAGGCTACGGGCTTTCCGTCATAGTACATCTTGAACGGCGGAACGACCGGTACAAGCTGCGCTTCAACCTGCGGGCCGGGGGTGCCGTAGAACTGCAATAGGTCCGCTTGATTATCGCGCGGCCATCTAGACATTTAATTTATTCCCTCGAAATGGTGACGCGCCCGACCCCGACTCCGGTGAGTCCAATCGCCTTGGCGGCGCCTAATGAAAGATCGATATCGCGGCCACGTATGAACGGGCCTCTATCGGTGATGCGGACTGTTACGCAGCCATCACGACAGACACGAAGCTTCGTGCCGAATGGCAACGTACGGTGAGCCGCAGTCATGGCCAGCGGCTTGAAATACTCGCCGCTCGCCGTCTGTTGTCCGCGTGAATAGTAGCTAGCGACTTCCGCGCTCACTGATGCAGGCAATAAAAAAACCGCCACAAGGGCGGCTAGAAGAACTCGCAATGAACGGACCCTAGTTGAGTTGCTTGAACGCGGGGCCGTCAATCGGCACGTAATTATTGACAGTCGCTACCACGTTGCGAAGGCTCTCAACCGCGGCGCCCGTCTGGCGCGACTGTTGAGCGTTCTCAATCAGAAGCGCTGGCAACCACCTGTCTGTGCAGTCGTACGCGTCGACGGGCTGGCCTGTGTTAGGGCTCATGCCGACAACATGAACCCACTTAGGGCAATTGTGTTTGGTCACGCCGTCGAAGCACGTCTTCGTAAAGCCGGTGTACGGACATTTAACTTTCTTATCAGGCAGCAATTTCTTTCCTCGCTTCTAATTCCCAAGCATCCACGAACTTTTGATACGGTGCGAAGTCGTCAATTTTCAGTGGAGGCTTCAAACCGACAGTAACGCCGGGCGGGTGCCAGTACTCGACTTCACCGTGATCGCCGTACCACTGCACAGCATGAATGTCCGCATCGTATAAAGTAGAACAATCAACTTCCTGCGAAAACCCTTCAACGTTCACCCGATTTTCTTCAACGATAATTGTTACGCGCATTCGAATCCTCCAAATTAGTCTTTGCTACAAATAATCAAATCAACATAGGCAATGTTCATCGTGATCCCATGGCTATGTGCGCCGTCGCCGCCTGTGCTTCCCGTTGTGCCGGGGATGTGAAAGCTCATTGTACTAACGGTCGCGGTGCCGTCGTTTCTAACCTGCGAGAACGTCTCGTACGCGTGGCTATGCGAAGGCATTGTAGAGACACTGAGCGTGCCGCCATTTGTACCGATCGTGCCATTTAAAATAGACGAAAACGCCGTGGCACCACCGGACCCAGCGGCGCCACTAACGACACGCAACGCCTTGTCGTTGTGCGTTACCTGCTTAGTCCAATAGACCGGTGCCGTTGTCTGCTGGAACAGCATCAGCACACCCGAGTTGAAGCAGCTTTTAAGCGCGTTGCCGAACTGGGCCGGCAAAGCGCAAAACACATCCTTCGTTCCAGCGGGGAAGTTGACAAGAGCGCCAGCATTTGAGGAATCGTATACCTGACTACGCTGCAGCGTGTTGCCAGTTACCCACGTGCCAAATCCAACCTCCCAAGCACTACCCGGCAAGACAATGCAATAGAATGTGGTATCACCATTAGCCATGCCCGAGCTAAACGTTTTGTAGCCCGGAAGCGCTCCACCTAGAGCGATAGCACCCGTTCCAGTTGTCGAGGTTACTTCGCGAGTTCGGTCTTTTAGAATATGCGCCATTGCTTAAAGTCGCTCTTCAATCGTGTACTGTTTTGTAAATGTCGAAACGGACGGCTGCACGACTGGCGTTAGCGAAGTCATCAGGCCCCACACTGAGTCTCGCGCCAAATTCGCGCTGTCAGGGTTCGTAACGAAAAGGACATCAGTCTTTAGCGCGTTCGTGCGGTCAACGTCTTCAACAAACCCGTCTCTGTCCGATTGAGTCAAGAAATCGAACGTGACATCAATTGTTCTAAACACGGT